CTCGATGAGCCCGTCAGACTCCAGATCAAAGATTATTTTACTCATTGTAGAAAGGGAAGTTGAGTTGCTCGTCACGGGAGTCGAACTCCCTCATGCTTTGCTTTTGCTTTCGGTATGCTCTGATTATCCGCTTGTCCTTGTTCTTGGACGGGAAGTCTTTTGCAAACGAAAACTCAAACTGCTTCTGCTTACGGTTTGCTTTATCTTTCATGGTGGTTTGGTGGTTAAGTATTAAAAGTCAGGCTCCTCAGTGTCGTTCTCTTCCTCAGGGAGGAATGTGGTTTCCCTTAGCCTTCCTTCCTCCGGTGAGTAGAGGAGGGTGGAGGCTAAGCCTGTTTCTCCACTGAAGCGGTTCTTCAAGACTCTGACCCTGCAATGGTTTTTGTTCTCGTTGTCCTGTTGGTTTCGCTCCAGCCCCAGAACCATGTCTGAGAGTTGAGCAATACCAGCGGAGCCCCGCAGCTGACTGAGAGAAGTACTCGCCCCCTCTTCATGCCCTCTTCCATCAGGACGCTTGAGGTGAGAAACAAGGATAAGTCCGATCTTCAGCTCTTCAACCAGCGACCGGAGCTTGGTCATCACAGAGTCTATAAGCCTCCTCTCATCCCCGTCTCCAAAGGCAGATACAACGATGGAAAGGTGATCGAGAAAGATCCAGTTAGCTCCACACCCACGAGCCATGTACCGGATCCTGTTGAGGAGGTTTTCTGAATCCATTGATCCGAAATGGTCATATGTGAAAAACTTTCCTCCGTTTATAACCTCGTCGAAGGCTTGCTTCAGCTCCGTCTCAGACACCGATTTCATGTCCAGATGCAAAGGCTTGTTCATGTGAATTCCTAGCATCCCTAGAACTGTCCTCCTGACACTCTCCTCCAGAGCGATGTACCCTACCGTCTGTCCGGATTGGACGAGCCAGTGAGCAATCTCTCTACAGAATTGTGACTTACCAATACCGGAGCCAGCAGTGACTGTGATTAGCTCTCCCCTCCGAAGACCATGAGTCATGTCGTTGAGCCCGATGAAGGGGTAGGGGATAGCCTCCACATGCTCACAGTTAACAAGGGAATCCCACATCTCCTCTGCCCCGACGATCCCATCAGGACGGAATGACTTAGCCTTCCATATGGCATCGATCACTTCAGTACCCCGTTGGGCCACGAGCATCTCGTTAGCATCCTTGAGTGGGAGTGTAGCAATCTTTGCTTTCGTAGGGCTTAGCAGGGAAGCGCAATCCTTAGCTGCCTTAATCCCGACAGCGTCATTGTCGAACATGAATATTACAGATTCAAACCGCTCTAGGTACTCGATGTTCTTGCCAATAGCCTTGGAAGCCCCCTGAGCCCCGTTGGGGACGGAGACCACGGGCCACTTGTGGGCTTGGAGCTGAGACACTGAGAGGGCATCAATCTCGCCTTCAGTGACAATGAGCATCTTCCCCCCATCCTTCCAGAGGTGCATGCCGTAGAGGCCCATCTTGGAGGACTCCCCCTTGATGACAAATTCCTTATTAGGGAACCTTAGCTTCTGAGCGATGACCTCGCCTTGCATGTTACGATAGTTGGCTACCTGAACAGGCTGGTTGTTATATGTTCCAACTTTGTAGTCCCAAACCTTGCAGGACTCCTCAGTTAGGGCTCTCTTGGGAAGTGCTTTGACCTCCCCAGTTACTGGATCAGAGATGTCCATTTTATAGTAGGGTTTATTAGTTATTGTACCGTCTCCATGCTCGTACCTTCCACAGCCAAAACAATAGCCGTGACCGTCTGTGTAACGAGCGAGGTTGTCACGAGACCCGCAATCAGGGCAGGGCTCTTTCCTAAGACAATGGCTTGAGCCACTGGTGAGGGACTCTTCCTCCGTCAGAGTAAGCGAATCCATATTTTTTACACCAATCGGCGTACGTTGTTTTTGATGATTTGTGGATCTTGTTCCTTGCCTGTTGGAAAACGAGACGAAGGTCGAGATCAGGGTGCTGTTCTTTTACAAGCAGGAGTTTTTTCCGGTCGGTCGCTCTGAAGTACCCTTTAACTTCAAGTACAATGCCATTACCAAGGTCAAAGTCAGGAGTGTAGCTGCGTAGCTCTTCAACCCTGTATTTGAGCTTAATGTTTTCATACTTGAAGGGGACTCCCGCTAGAGCCAGATGCTTTGACACATCCAGCTCCAGCTTGGAGCGGTAGCCTTGGATCTTAGAACTCCTCGCCACTGGTTACGTTCTCAGTGGGGGAGGTCTCACTTGCTTCGGAGAACACATCGTCTGGGAAGCTCTCACCTCCGGAAACGTAGCCTTCCTCCTCAGCGGAGAAGCCGTATGCATCAGCACTCATTGTGCGAGATGGAGATACAAGCTCAACAACCTGTACTGCTTTGAGCCTCAAGCTCACACCCATTCCGAGGGCAGGAGCGTACCAAGGGTAGATGTCAGCAGCACACCGTAGGATGCTGTTTGACCCGATAAGGTCGATGACAGGGTTTCCCTTGGTGTCGAAGAGAGCAATCTTCCTCTCAAAAATCTCTCCAGCCTTGGACTTGTAAGATGCTGCCTGAGCAAATTTCACTTCGACTTTCCCGCCTTCGGTTTCCTTCCACGGGAAGTCAGCCATCTTGAGCTTGTCCTTCTTGAGCAGAGCGCATTGCTCTTTGTACGCATCCCGAAGGACTGCTTTGACTTTGTCTATGAATGTAGTTCCATCCTCGCCACTGAGTACGACTTTGACGGAGTACTCCCCCTCAGGCTTAAACTTGGTGCTTGGAGCGTTGAGGAACGGATACGATGCCAGACCCTTAGGGCTGACGATACTGACCAGCTTTTTTTTGTTCATTTAAGTGTTTTGTTGGGGTCACCGATAAGCGTTGTGCTTACTGGTAACTACGACAAGAAGTAGTCAGAACGAAAAAGTTGGTCAACAGAAAATTTTCCGAGCAAAGGAATTTTATCTATTTCTTCTTGACTCGATTGTTCAACGAGCTGTTGACGAAAAGCCTCCAGTTGGTTTTCGGAGAATACATCTTGATACTTTCCTCTTACAACATCTCTCACCTCGCTGAGGCTTGCTGCATGGGAGAAGAAGCAATCGTGGACGATGCCGAAATGGATTGAGCGGCTTGTCAGCTCAGCTGCGACAAGGTGTGCGACTGAAGCGTCGAGCGAGTGGACGAAGTTTGGAGCAATTGTTCGTGTGGCTGCACGGGTGTCCAGCTCAGGCTGCTCATGGAGTACTCGTCTGTAGTCGAAACGATCTCCGAGAGCCGTCCTGATCTCCACCTCCTTGTACTTCCGGTAGTCGTTGTTGACCCAGAATCCACTTGGTGTCTTCCACCGGATTGGACGCTCTGCCACCGAGAAAGGCTTGGACACAGCCTTCAGCCAGTCCATGCAGACACGGGCTTGCCCAAGGTACGGCTCCATTGCGGTGAGGAGGTGAGGGGTGAGCCACTTGGACATCTCTCTCCGCTCACTCATGGGGAGAATCTTTTGAGCGTCAGGGTGGGAGAAAAGCTCACGGGCTAGAGCAGTATCAATGTGTTTCGTAATGCCATATTGAGTGACACCGTATGGGATGGTCATCACGGGTGTCTTCACAAGCTTCCTGCTCATCAGTCCGGTGCTGAGCATCTGGTGGGCTCTTGGGTCGTCTAGCTGCTGGAGCTTGGAGATGAGAGCATCAGCCACTATCTGGTAGAGATCGTTGGGGGAGGAGGTGCAGGAGACGTTGGTTCTTTCGCAGCCCTCTGGGTCACGCATGAGCATGGAAAGGATCTGTAGCCCGTTGTTGGTTGCGTCCAGAGAGCATGGGAGGTGACTGATCGTCTCCGGTGTGGCTGTGGAGTACTCCATGCAAAAAGCGAGGAATTGCCAAGGGTCGTCTGCCATCGTCCACCAGTTGTTGGAGACCGGATCCTCTGCACAGGCTTGGATGTTCTGCATGCTGGCAGCTACCCAGCTCAGCCGCTCGTCGTAGCTCTTCTTGTCGAGCCCCCACTTGTTCGCTCCATGAATTGCCATCCACCGGAGCCCTTCCTCACCAAGCCTCTTCCCAAGTGAGAAAAGCAGGAGCCCACGGGCTGTGTCGTTACCCTGAAAGTGGAACAGCTCATTGAAGCAGTACATCCTGCCACGGAAATCCAGCTGGACTGGAAAATAGATGGCATCATGGCTCTTCATCGTTTCTGCAATGCATAGGAGCTTTGCGATGATGAAGGATTTGGTCTTGTTGTTGAAATTCGTGAGGTGAGCGTGAAAAGCCTGTCTCTTGTATTCCTTTTTCTTTTCTGAGTCGGTGTCGTTGGGATCGTATGGAGGAAGCTCAATAACTCCGGAGAACGGAACAACCTCATTCACGGAAAGACCCCTCCGGTGGTACTCCCTCATGGTGTGGAGGATCTTCTGGTTCACCTTCCAAGGAACTGACTGCATGCCATTCACAGCCTTAAATATGGGGGTGAAATCCTTGTCAGCTAGAAAGTCTCTGTCGCTCTGTCTACGCACTTTTATTAGAGGGTACTTTATCAGGTCTGGGTATCCTCCCCCTGAGAGGCTGTGCCAGTCCAAAGGTGTGATGACTGTGGGGTATCGGAGAGGCTTGAGTATCTCCGCTGCCTCGTTGTATTGCATCACCCACTCTTTTGCCTGTTCGCTCAGAACGATATGAGCCCTGAGCCTTTTGCTCCCAAAAGCCACGTTCACAAACTCCACGACTCCGCTCACGTTCTTCAAAATGTGAAGGAGTGTAACCCCCAGCTGACACCTTTCCCTTAGCGTCCATTCAGTGACGTACCCAAAATTCACATACATGTGTTTGTAAAAGCTATGCCTATTCACCCTGCGGTAAGTCTCATCCGCAGCCCTATCGATGGTGCGTTTAACCCCTTCTGGCATCCTTTCTCTTGACTTGTCCCCCTCTATATCAGCTTCCACAGCCCCACCAAGCTGGATGGCAGCAGAGGTGAGAGACTGCTCCTCACCCATTGCGGAGAATACATTCCGGATGACGATGTACGCAACGGAGTCTAGGTCAGCTTTTACCAGCTTTTTGCAGACTTCAACTAATTTACCAGCCTTTCGTTTAGAGTTAGGCTCAGCCCATCTCCGGATAGCTTCCACCAGACGAGGGTGGATCTGGGTAGCCATCTCTCTCCCCCACGGGGTGGCAACTGGGAGGTAGTTTAGCTTCCGGTTGTAGCGAGTCTTCCCCTCCTCCAGTGATTTGTTCAGGAGCTTGTCTTGACGAGAATCGATATGGGCTCCCACTTTATAGTCTAGGATCGATAAACCTACCCAACTGGTGGAGCTTGTGACACAGGGATTGCCAGAGACGATTCATCTTTCATGACCTTTCCAAACAAAGACGGGAGTTCTTTCTCCCACATAGGCTCCAGCTATATTGTATTGAAAATACTCTAGGGCTTCTTCGGAAGTCATACCGTCTCGATTAACCAGCTGTTCAATCATCTTCATGGCATCGTAGACAACAACGGTGGGAGCCCCGTCAGTAGTTCCAAGGATGCAATCATCAAATCCATCAGCATAAAGCAGCTCTTCCATATTCAGGTTCTTTCAGCCCAAAAGCGGGAGCAGCATCCGTCACAGCCATGCACGGCTTCCATAGGGGTCTTGGTCTTAGGGTCATCTGGGTCTGGGTGTCCGATACCGTGTGGACAAATACGCTCCATCATTCCACGATCCTCTCTCCAGTTCTGGGGCCACTCCTTCATGTGGTGGTCAGACGGGTTGTGGATGCAGCAGCGTTGTCCTGCACATGTAGACTTAGGGTGGACGAGAAGCACTCGATTAGAGCCGACTAGCGTGTAGCGTTCCCGCTTTGGACGGACAACCTTGACGCTATCGTTGTCTAAGATGTTATCCATCCATTTTTTTAGAAGGTG